CTGTGGCGGGAGCCGCCTCCTTCTCGTCAAGGAAACCAGACTTAAGCAGGTCACTAAGACTTTGCTGGTCCAGCAAACCGAGTTTCTGTGCAACGGGTGTACTGCCTGCCTCCTGACTCCCGGCGTCAGGCTGTGATTGTGTTTCGTTCATGCTAATAGGTAGCAAGTCCTTATTTAATCAAACCAGTAACGCTGGTTAGCCCGCTTTTAGCGTTATGCCAAATCTTCGTTTGTTGTCAAGCCGTTTAATTCTCTAGCTTGTTTTCTTAATTCAATAAGTGTGCTCAAAAGTAAATTAATCCCGTCAGCCTGCCCTGCCGCATGTATCCTATCTTCTCCTTTGCAGTCTTTACTTATAGCAAGCATCCAATGTTGCTCCTGCAACTGCTCAATAACTTTTAGCACTTCGCTCCAGACAATGTTTTTTCCTGAAAAGCCAAAGGCGTCCTTTTGATTTTCCGTCATTGTTGAGATACAGGAGTTACACCAATCCGGCCAATCTGCGCGTTTTGCTGTTGCATAACAGACATCTGAAGGCTCTTAACGTAGTTCTCAAAGAGCGCACGGAAGTTCTCGTCCTGCTGAAGCGCAGCCTGCGCTTTCGGGTTGGCCTGCATCACCTGCTGCGCGTATTGCAACTTGGTCTGTGCGGCAGGATCGTTCTGTTGGTACAACGCCTCGTTTCCGAGCAGCATCATGCCAATGTCACTTTGCACGTCCTTGAACATCTGCACACTGGCCTGCTGTTGGTTAAGGATAAGCTCGCTTGCCATCTCAGGTGCGATGGCTTGAATCATCATCTCGGTCAGCCGTGTTCTGTTAAGCACTCCACCAGTGTCCAACTGAGCAACCTTCGTGAGGAAGTCAATCTTCTGCGCGATGTACTCCTTGTCCATGTCCATCACGTCAAATCGGACGTTAAGGTCGAATTCGTTGTGTATCTCGGACATGCTCTGCGGTAGTTGCCCACCTGTGACGCGCATGATCTCCTCTGGACTCATGTACTGGCAGCACAGCGAGAACATCTGCCGGTAGATGTTGCGCCAACTCAGCAGCCAGCTATTGACCAGCAACTGTTGGAGCATCTGCGTCTTTACGGGTGGCACCAAGGCGTTGACCGTGCCAAAGTAAGCCGCGTGATTAGCCTCGACACGCTCGATGAGCTTGAATGCCACCGTGGGTTCGCGTGCCGGCGGCTCCATGAAACTGTAGTCGGTCGGACTTACGACAGGGAGCTGTACTCCTGGGCCCACCTTGTTGATGGCACCAATTCGTTTGACGACTTTGATGGGAGGTAAAGTCGAGAAGGCAGTATGGTCCCGAATGGAATCGTGCTGAGCCTTGATCTCATCTTGATCCGTGCTTGCAAGTTCGGGTATACCACGAGTATCAGTAATAGCGCGGCGCAACTGTTCACGACGGAATTCCACAAACGGGTATTCGCCATGAGCGTAATCCAGTCGCTGATGGATGGCCCACGAGGCTGCATCTTCTTTTCGATTGGACGCCGCTTGCGGACAAAAAACGGTGTAGTAAATCGCGGGCGCTTTTCCGTCGAGACTCTTGGTATAAGCATACACAACCTCCACCATGTTCATGTAGTTTACGCCGTTGTAAACCAACATGGTTGTTGTCGGCAGCAGGTTGATGTTGTAGAACGTGCTGCTCTTGCCGATCTGTTGCAGCGCACGCTCGACCCAGTCCGGGTCCCAACCTTCCGTGGTAATCTTTTCACGCAACTCAACCTCGGACATCCATGTCCTGCGGTAAATGACCCGTGATCGCTGCAAATCAGCCGTCTCTGGTGGAACGATGATCTCGTCCCAAGGCTTAAGCGCAACGATCTCGGGAAGGTTCCGGCTGACGTACTCCTGGTCATACGTCGCGCGGCCAGTCGTAGCCATCTCATTAACCATGCGCTTGGCGTTGTCCGCATCAAGGTCAGGGATTGCCGCTTGAATGATTGCAGCGGCCTGGTCGGGCGCATCGAGAATCATCTGCGGCAGTTCCGCAAGCACAGAGCCCTGCGCCTGCGCGGCCATCTGGAAGAGTTCTTCAGCGGTAATCTCTTGTGTGCGCTTGCTGATGTTCTGCTGCCAGCCTACGAAGAATGCAGACCAACCGTACTGCAAAGCGTACTGGGCGCCAAGTTCAGCTTCTTTACGCAACTCCTGCGGCATCTTAGCGTCACGAATCCAGTGCAAAAGGTTCGTTGCAATGCCGCTGATCGGTGCATCGTCGAGTGTGACCCCGGATGCCCGAATGGTTGCACGTTGAAAGGCTGTGACCAACAGTGCGGAGAGTTCGTTGCAGGACGAGTCGATGAGTCGGTTGCGAACGTCACTCGCACCTTCAAACGGCCATGCCGGGCTGCCCTCTGGGCGCGCAGTACTGTGCTTTTTGCCGTCGTCAGTCTGGCCGGCCCAACGAGCAAAACGGATGTTATCAAACTTAGTCACCAAGTTGCCCTGTGACGAGTTAATCATCGAGCGGTTGTACTCGCTCAATAGCTCGCCAATGTCAGGCGTATCAGAAGCAATAGCTAAAGGATCAACTGGCGATATCATATTTAATAACTTCCGGTCATAGACATTCGTTTAGATTGCTTTTCCCAATCCAAGCCGCCAAAGTATTGCGGCTGCATCACAACCATATACCCTAAAGCGTCGATAGGATCTTTACTAGCACCTTTTTGCCCATCTTGTCCAGTCCATTCCTTTAAACTATAAATCAAGTTCTGGCAAGACTCATGTACCATCAGTTTTGGGTGGTTTTCGCCTTTTACCATTGGTTTTTCTCTATCCCACGACAAAAGATCATTGATTAACAGCACCCGCTCCTCAATTGGCAGACCTGCTGCAGGCGTAAATATCAACGGATTGTCAGTCTGACCAAGCAGGTCAAGCACGGTGATACCGCCGTCTTTAGTGATCGTCTCGGTGCCGGCGGTTCTCGGGTCAATCCAACGGTCCACGATCATCTCGCGCTTGTCCCCGGCAGTCTCCAGGCTCCAGATAAGCTCCGTATACTCATTGACCCCGCGGCCAGCACCAGCCTTCTGTGCCGGGCCAGCTCGACCGTCGGGCTTGTCGCTAGGCAGCGCCCATTCCCCGTAGCTTTGGTCGGGCCATTCCCGATAGACCCACAGTATACCGTGCTTGTCTACTCTGGCCCAGAGCATGAACCAGTTCCGCGCCCCAGCCGGATCGACGGCCATATAGTTGCTACCCTCTGGTATGACCTCCTCAGCGTCGCCCTTCCACAGGTTATGGTCACCAAACATGGGAAATTCGGAGCCAGCCGTCTGATCTGCCCAGCCGTAAGCGCGGATCTTGATGTCGTGGCTGGAGCGCCCCGAAAGCTCCTGCTTCATCCGTTCCCAATTGTTGTACGGGTTAAGTTCCGTATGATACCAGATACAGGCGTGCCGGCCATACAGGTTCTCCGCCTGGTAGGGCATCTCACCTTTGGGGACCGTTAGAACATTGTTATTTGGTAAAAGGGGCGAGGGGCGGCTGACGGTGACCTTGGTACTATTGATATACTCCTTCACGACCTGGGTGTACCCTTGCACCGGCGTAAAGGTGACGATCAGCTTACCCGAACGGGTGACCAGACGGTAGCGGAGGGTCTCCAGCCAGTTCTGCGGGACAAGTTCGTCGCACCAGACGTAGTCCACTTCACCCCCTTCGACCACCTTAATGTCCTGAGCGTAGTTAAGGAACCAGATCTGGTTACCCATATACACCGCCGTATTGTCGCTAAAGCCGTTCTTCTGGCTAAAACTAATCTGAGTATGATTAGTACGTTTGATGTTCCGTATCTCAGGCGGCAGGTACTTGTAAAAGACGTTTTGCTGGGCGGAGACACTGGTCATGTGGGTTGTGTGCAGGCACCAGATGCGGATGTTCCGTTTGGCGTACCGTTCCTTAATCCAGCCAGGGGCGCTCCCGTTGAGGTCAGTCCCCACGAAAGCCTGGGCCATCCGCTTGGCGGCGTACTCGGTCTTACCGGAGCGGTTCC